TTTTTACCAAATATCTCCTCCCAACGTTCAGCGAATTCTAAATCGCTGATTTGTTTTTTTCTTTGATCAGATCCTTTACTCATTATTATTCTCCTATTTTTATAAAAGAGCAGCCTAATGTTCCAGCATGCGGCGCTGAGGTGTTACCTAGTCAATAGGCTGCTCATTTTCTCTCCTTATTTACATAATTGGTTAATCCCATATACCACATTTCAGCAACAAAGCGTGCGTGTGATATTGGATAGTTACGCATATCAACTTTCTTAATCAATTTATCTTCCTCAAATAAATCAACTTCATACTTGTTGTTGGTTCGATAAATATAGCTAGAGCGTTTGTTATCTTGGGAGCTGAACTCACCCATTGGCTCTCTATTTGTTTTTTCTTTTGTACTGTTCTTCATAAGTCGTAAACCTTAAACCACAATTTAAACATAATCTTCTGCGCTTAATCAATGCGCCGTCTGCGTGCGCTCTCGAATCCGTTACCTTGGTTTTACCCCTGCACTCAGGACAAATCATCATCTAACTCCGTTTCAATAAACTCTAATAACCAATCTGGGATATGAATATCCATCTTAAGAGGATAACCAGCTAAGTAGTTATCCATATAGATTTCAAACAACTTGCGATAATTGCTTTGCGTAATCCATTGTCGGTCTTGTTTGGATCTCTGTTTGCAATCATGTCGCCAGGCTTTTTCCAATACTTCTTCTGAATATAAAATCATATTGCACCCCATTGATTTGCCATAGCGTCAGCAATGCCTTGATAGGTTGCTGATCTTAATTTCCATCTATCTTTTGATGGTGGCATTTTCCATATTCTTTGTTCTCTACCTTCTACAATTTTAGTTGGTTTTAATGGTGGTAGATTTTTCAACCATAAACAGGTTTTTTTAGTTTCACCATGACCAAACTGCCAAGGCTGTATGATTTGATCTGGCTTTCTTATTTTGCTAGATATAATTGAAACAGGATTTTCTAAAGCTATATGTTTTATTGGTGCATCTAATAACACACGAACAAAATCTAATGCTTCTTTCTGTTCTTCTTGTTTATCTTTAAACCATCTTGCTCCACTAACTGCTAAATGAGTGCAGGGTGGGTGAGCAATCATTAAATCCCAACCATCATTTAATATATCCAATACATCGCCCTCGTAATGTGGCCCAGGCTGTTCTGTTGATAGTAAATCACAGCTGATAGCATCGTGTCCTTGTTTTATAAAAGCATCACGCACGACACCAGAGTATTCACAAGCTACTAATACTTTTATTCCCAATTTATACCTCCTTTATCAACAATTGGTTCTAAGATAGCGTTCTTTCTAAACAAGGTTTTAACTTTGGTATCAACCTCAGAACTGTTGGCTTTGACAATACCGCACTTAACAACTCTCAAACGATCGTACTCAACGCCTTGCTCAGAACAGACTTGTTCGGCTTCGCTCTCTGGCGCAAGCCAAATCGCTATGGCCGCACGCGCGCCATCAACCAATGCTGAACTACCTCTAATGCTTGCTCTGGCTTGCATAACGTCCTCTGTGCCTGTTAAACCCACTTTAGACATATGATGCACGGAGATAACCGAAGTATTGAAACGTGATGCAATCGTTGATGCAAACTGCGAATACATTTGTGAAGCTTCTTGGCTTGTAGTAATCGGCGCATTGACGAAAGCTTGTATCGGATCAATGACTACCAACTCTAAGTCTGGGATAGCTTCTAACTCTTGCATTAGTTCTTCGGCTTGCGCTGTCGTATGCAAACCAAGATTATCCTCTTTTAATAAAGTAAATGGTTTACCAAAGTCAGGCACACTAAAGCAATACATATCGTAACTTGCTTGTATTCTTTTAAACTTAGGATCAAGCGCATTGATTCTACGATTGATTTCAATACGATCATCTTCTGCCGCCAAAATCACTACATTCCCCGCACGCTTGATGGGATTATCCAACCAAAAGCCATTGCCTGTAATAGTTTTTAAACCAAGATCAAGGGCCAACATAGATTTACCCACGCCACCAATCGAAGCCAAGAGCATAGGTTTTGATCTTTCAACCAAACCTTGCACAAGCCACTCACGGGGCGGAGGATCTTCAACCAAGCCACGAACTGCATATTGCTTAAGTCCGAGTCCTGTTTGCAATAACTCCGATCTTACTTGTTCGATACCATGTTCGAGTGCAAGATCATTGAAATCACCAGGCTTGCTAGGTAAACGCACGGTGCAATTAGAAATTGCATTAGTACAATCCTCCGCTTTCTTTTGCCCTATTTGGTTTTTATCGTTGTCAAAGGCGACTATGAACTTAGCTTGCGTCTTTTCTCTTAATTTGGTTAGAGCGTGCAAACCAAAGTTGGCGGAGAAAACACACACAACGGGGTCAGATGTTGCTTCGTTCACAGTCGCACCTGTAGCTAAACCTTCAACAACATAAATTGTTTTTTGTTGCGATAAATCTTTAATATCGAAACCAATCGGATAAAAATTACCTCTTACTTCACTAGCCGACACAAATCTTTTCTCACCTTCTGGTGAAATATATTGCAAACTTCTTAATTCACCATCGGCATTGTAAATTGGCACAACTAAGAGCTTCTTATTCTCTCTCAGACCTGTGCATTTGATATTCTTGGACTCAAGGTATGGGTGTTCTGATAATTCTTCGTAGGAATCAAATCTCGCCCTACAATCGACACTTACCTCGTTATAGCGTTCTATTTTGTGTTTTTCTGCTAATTCTTTGGCTTCTTTGAGTTTTTTCTGCAGATCCGCACGCTCGGCCACGGTTAAATCATTCGGTTGCACGCTCGACCACTTACGTTCTTCTCCAGTACGCCAATTACCAAACGAACAAAATGTATGCTCACCCATTTGATTGGCCGCATACCACCCAGACTTCTCACCATGTTTGTCAGGACGCACGCTTGAGTTAGCACGCACGGCAACTCGTACTAAACTGCCGCTCGTATCGAGATATGGAACGTCAAGACCAAAGTCGTTCAGCTCACGCAAGAGATCGTCCGTTGTTTTCCCTTTACCTTGGAAAACTAAATTCTGATCTATTACTAAGCCGTCATTACCAAAATATTCAACTAGACTCGCCAAAGTCGCTTAACCCCGTTTCTGCTTGATAGTTTGCAAAATCCAAATAATTTAAGATTATGCTTGAGAACAATCTCTCTCTATTCTTCTTATCCCATTCATGCATGGTGTATGTTTTTTCTTCTTTGGATATTGCTATATAAGTATCTCTAGTTTGTGTTATCGCATAACGCAAACCTTTCTCTGATAGTCTAGCTATTCTTGGTAGCTTCTCGCCTTTTGCTATCTTACTTAGATGATCCATTGAACACGCTCCATAGGCTTTGTTTTTGTCAATGTAGAGATAACCCTTCGTTGGTTGTTTGCAGTAACCACACAAGGAAGGATTATCTTCTTTAACATCGAACATTATTAGAAAGGTATATCAGAAGTATCTTCTTCTTCATCGGCTTTCTTAGGCTCTACCTTAGTAGCCGATACTTTCTTTTCAACTGCTTGCCAGTTCTTACCGTAGTTATCATCTATCTCAGCATAACCACGCTCGTTGTGTTTAACCTCAACCGATACAACCTTGCCTTTCAGATCGTCTGTATCTTTTAGTTGTGATAAACCTGCTGCGTTAGCAAGCATAGCCAATGATTGTTTACCAACATCAACGGCTTTCGGATTATTGGAAGCAACTGTAAATGTGCAAGGCACAAATGCGCTCTTGCCTTCTACTGCGAATACCATCTTTACAGCTACCCAACCATTCTTTCCAGTTATCTCTTCAGCAGATACATAACTGACATTATATTTACCAGGTGCTAATACATCTTTTTCCAAAGATACATCAACTTCTAAATCGTAATTACTTAAGTCCATATTTTACCTCCAACACTTATATCCATTACATTTACTTTCGTGTTCAGCACAGAAGCGACAGATCCCATCAGCGTCATACTGTGGTTCTTCCTCTTCTCTGCCAACCCATTCATATTCTGGAAACATTACTTCAACATTTCCTCTCTAATGACAGACCATTCCATTGGTAGCTCTTCTGGTAAGCCATATCTATTCTTAGCTAGATACGCTGGCTTCTCTTGGGTATAAACTACCCTTTCACCACTAACAGCTTTGGTTGTCATGTTGCCACCTTTGCCTTGAACTTTGACTGTACCTAATTTAAAACTAGCAAAGAAACAAGCGTCTGAATGTTCCAATAACAAATCAGCAGCTTTTCTATGCAGTTTTAATTCGTGACGATCAAACGGTTCAATGCGTGGATCTTCAACCTTTTTAATTTGGTTGTGTGCTATTTGAATAATAGTCATACCGTTGTTTCTAAGATCATTGAGAATATCAATGTATTCACGCCAATACTTAAGAACTTCGACATAACCTTTACCATAGCCAGGTTGTTCAATGGATTTCCACCCATTGTCATCACAAGCCTTTTGCCAAATCAAAGGTTCTAACCAGTCAAGTGAATCAACCACAACTGTTTTAAATTCATGTTTCTCTGTTTGTAATGTTTTGAGATAGCCCATGAAATCGTCCCAGTTTTTAGCAACTGGAAAGTGGTCGGCTTCAACTTTACCCATACCATCTTCTGTTAAAAGAAAGATGGGTTTATTAGTAGTAGCACCAAATGAAGTTTTACCAACACCTGGTCCACCGAAGATCACCAATCTAGGTGGTTTAACTTTAGACTTTTTTCTAATTAAATCTAAGCTCATTTCTTCACCTTACCAGAAGCAACCTCTACCTTTGGTGGTAAAGCTGTTTCTAGCTTATGTGCTTGCTGAGATATGTAAGCATCAATCACTTGATTGGTTCTTATCTCAAGCAAAGCTTCGTTATATTTTACGGATCGAGCATTTTTAATTTCCAATGCTGCACTCAACTCATTCGCTATGGGTTGAGTTTTATCATCTAAATCGTCTGGGTAAACATCTCTTGCCTTACCGTCTTCACCAGTAAGGGTAAAAAGCTTACCGTCATTTTCAGAGTTATCACTCATATTTTTCTCCTATTTTGGTTAAGTCCTGATAGACAGGACATTTCGCTTTCGCATTGCAGAATCTGCAATGATCGCCAAAGTTGTACTCTGGCTCTTCTTCTGCACAAGCATCTGTTGCTTGCTTCAAAGACTCGTAACCCCATTCAACTAGATCCACTGCTGATATGTCCCAGCTTCTAACTGGGCCGTCTGGGTGGAATCCACGGGGTTGAACTATGGTTAATTCCATAGTGGTATCTTCGTTACCATAACGAGATAACGCACCTAAACCATAGATCATTAACTGGGTATTGTCTTTTGCTTCGACTGGGAACTTACCAGATTTAAGATCGCATACGACCAATCTGTTTTTACCTATAATGATGGCATCTGCCGTTCCCCAACAATCTCCGCTTATTTCTTCTATCGACACACGTTCTTCTATTAATAGTCTGCCGTCTAATTCTTCTTGTCTTTTTCTAACGTATTCGACATAACTCTTAGCACAATCAATCATGCCTTGGTCAATCGTAATAACAAAATCTTCTATCGCTTCTTCTTTGTCTAAATAATAATCTTCCAATGTCACACCATCTAAACGGTCTTTAAGCTGGGCTTCAACCATAGAGTGAATAAGTGTTCCATTAGCTGCTGCTTCACTTACTTGGTAAGGAACGTCCTTTGCCAGCTTGGGCATACCAGGACACTTCAACCAAATGTTAGAAGCTGATGGACTAAGTAGTGCGTGCGCCATTACTTATATACGATTTGTTTTCTAATTCAATAATCTCTGCTAGATCGTATAAGACCTTGCCACCAATTTTGTAATAGTTTGGACCTTCACCTCGACCTCGCCAATTCTCAATCGTTCTTGGACTTTTACTCCAACGCTTTGCTAATTGATTGGTATTGATGAAAGTTTTATTCGCATCTAAGTTGTCGTTAATATTTTGCATAAAACTCCCTTTTATTCTTAATTCAGTTTAATATATACTCATTAATACACATTTACAATAAAAAGTGTGAATTTTATAGGAGATTAGTTATGAGAGATAAAAAAGGGAACGATCCAGTAAATAGACCAAGCCATTATACGCAAGGTTCGGTTGAGTGTTTAGACGCAATAAAGTCGGCTTTGGGACACGATGGTTTTGAAGCGTTTTGTCGTGGTCAAGTGTTGAAATACGTTTGGCGTGCGCCACATAAGAACGCCAATTTACAGGATTATCAGAAAGCTCGTTTCTATCTTGATAAGCTGATCTCACTAAAAGAGGATTTATAATGAGCCTACTAAGCTTTGATGATCCAATAATGAAAGAAAGGAACGGCAAGAAAGCTGTTTGGATTGACCGAGAAATACATAAGAAACTTCTTAGCATTTCTCAGTCAAAAGGTAAGAAACCACAAACAGTTGCTGAATACTTACTGGCATTGGGATTATCAACCGATATGGAAAAGCCAACGTCAATCGTTTTTGACATAGACGCTTTGTGAGTCTGTAATCAGACTCTCGATATGTGCGCCAATTAGATTTGCGTTCTCAATACTTTTCTCTTCGTGAATGTGAGCATACCTTTGTGTGGTAGCTTGATCTCTGTGACCAAGTAGTTCACCCACGTCCGCAAGCTTCACCACCTGCAACGACCAAGAAGCGTAACTATGCCTGATGTCGTGCAAGCGCACATCTTCAATACCACAGTTCTTAAGTATTGTTTGCCACGCACGCCTGGGTGATTTAATGCCGACAATATATTCTGAGTCTTTGACAGACTCATTTAACATATTAACAACTTGTGGAGACAAATATATTATGCGGTCCTCACCCAAGCGATCCGTTTTATGATCTTTAATAATTAGTTTATTGTTCTGTATATCCGTCCATTTGGCTTGCGCTATCTCGCCTTTTCTTGCGCCCGTTAGCATAAGTAACCAAATAAATAGTATGGCTTTATTGTAGAGCTGGTGGTCTTTTAATCTATTCATCTCACGCACGATCTTGAGCAACTCGTCATTGGTTAGGTAACGCTTGCGCTTGTTCTCACGATTCTTATGTATGTGCGTGGCTGGATTGTTCTCCACCAAAGACAAGGTAATGGCTAGATTAAACATTGCCTTGAGGGTGGTTAAAACTTTGTTGGCAACGTAAGGCGCTCTTTCAGATATAACCAAATGTAATGATGCAATATCACCACGAATTATATCTGTAATTGGCTTATCACCAAGTGTCGGTTTTATATTGCTTTCGTATAGTTGAATAATACGATCAGTAGTCTTGCAACTTCTGCGTTTTAGATCACGAAGATACAGCTCGAATAGCTGGTTTAGATTCTGTGTCATTTTCTCTCTCTCTTAATATATTTATTATCTCAATTGCAGTTTTCAATGATTCAACTGCATTGAACCCTTTAACAAATTCTAACTTCTTTTGATATGTTTTGCCAAGATTTTCGTTTGGCAAGAAAATAACCTTGTCCAAAGGAAGATAAACAAAAGCAAATATATCAACCTCATTTTTATCATATAACCTTATTGTATTCTTGTTTGATACTTTTTTCTTGATGTCCCAACGCACCCAGTCGTTGCTGTTTTTAATGAATGTAGAAGCCGATGTTTTAACTTGGATCTTGTAAGAAATGTTATCAAGTACGCTTAAGTAATCGTAGCGGGATTGGGGAGGACATTCAAATAACTCGTCAAAGTATCTGGCGAGGTAGCTGGCGGTGAGGTATTCCCCTGCACGGCCAACTTGGTTCTGGTTCATTATT